TGGAATACCCGCCGTTCAAGCTCAAATCAGGCCCGTTATTTGATGAAAATGACATTGTGGTCCAAATTTCGTCTCAATTTCAGTTGGCTACCGAATTTTGCGGCGGCTTATTCAGCGCTTCCTTAAGTCGAAGCTCAGGTTCACCGCCGTGCCGGCCGGAATGCCGGCGAGGTCGACGCGGTAAGTTCGGCTGCCGTCGGGGTTGCGGGTGCTGGTGACTTGGCTCCCTGCCCGTTCGGCGCCGTCGGCCTGCAGGTTGAGGAAGGCGTCGTTACGGGTGAGGCCGGTGCCGCCGAGCAGGGATAGGCCCGTGTTGGCGTCGAGTAGCGCGGCTTCGAAGGCGTCGTCGGGTGCGTTGTTGACGTCATCCAGGGCGATGCCGGCGAGGGTGAAGGTGAGGTAGCGGTCGTGTTCGCCGATGAGGAAGACCTGGTTGAGACGGGTCTGGCTCGTTGGGGATTCCGCAAGGATGGCGGCACCGTTGCCGAGGCTGACGTTGCCGGTGGTTTCCCAGCCGGTGCCGGTCTGGAGTTTGGGATCGGTGAGCGTCGGGTTGGCGGCGGTCTGGAATTCGGTCTGTTCGCGTTCGACGCCGTCTTCGCCGATGACGAAGGTACCCTCACGGGTGATACGGGCGCGGGCTACGCGGACATTGGAGCTTCGGCCGTTGTTGGGCGGCAGCGGGCCGTCGTGCTGGGGAACATCGGGAGTGGTCGGCTGGTTCTGCGTGTCGACGGCGAGCGAGTACCCGGAATAACGCCATGCCCTTCAACCTCCCCGCCGCCCGCAAGGCCATCGTGATCGAATGCCGCAAGCTCGGCCTCGATGACGCGACGCGCCACGACATCGTGCGCAATGTCGGCAAGGTGGCCAGCGGATCGACGAAGGACATGGGCGCCGAGGCCGCCCGGCGCGTGCTCAACCACCTGCGCCGGCTTGCCGGCGAGGCCAACGAATGGGCCTTCATCGACGACGCGATCGAGGAGAAGCGCCCGCTGCTGCGCAAGATCTGCGCAACCTGCCGCGCCCTCGGCGCCGACAAGGCATACGCCGAGGGCGCGGCCAAGCGCCAGCACGGTATCGAGCGCCGGCTCGAAATGATGAGCGCCGCCGAGCTGAAAAACGTCGCCGCCGCGCTGGCGAACACGCAGGCGCACCGGAAGTGATGAGGCCGCTCACTCCCGCCGATCTGGAAGCCGTGCGCGGCCTGTTGCCCTACACGGCGCAGACGCTGATCGGCTGCATCGGTGCGGAGGCTACCTGCGCGTTGCTGAATACACTGCCAGGCTGCGAGCTGTACGTGCCTAAACATGCCGACCAGCACCGCGATGGCGCGCAGCGCTGGGCCGAGTTGGCCGAGATTGTCGGCGAGGACAAGATGCAGGCGCTGGCGGCGCGCTGGGGCGGCGACGCGCTCTATGTGCCTACCTGCGACGACGCCCGGCGCGAGATCAAGCACCGGGCGATCCGCGCCCTGTTCGACCGGCTGACGATGACCGAGAGCCGTTCCGCACGGCAGGCAATCTACGAGATCGGCCTCAAGTTCGCGCCGATCAGCAACCGACAGATCGAGAAGATCTGCGGGCGCGCCGATGCTTCATTCCCGGCGGAACAAGGGGCGCTTTTCTAGCGTCCCGCCGAACCCCTTCCCCCTGACGTACCCCTCGCACGCGCGCGAAACTGCCGCGCATGCACCCCGTCGCCCTCACACCCGATCAAGTCTGCGGCCGCTGCCTTAAATTCGAGCCGAGCCGCGATCCGAAATACGGCTATTGCAGGCCGCTCATGGCCCTTGAGGCCGAGCGCTCGCCCTACCCCAAGACACGCCTGCTCGATGTCGATCACCTCTGCGTGATGGTCGTCTGGCACGGCAACGAGCAGCGCCCGGCCTTTGTCGCAAAGGAAACCCCGTGAAAACTCTCCGCATGCTCGACTGGCTGGTCGTCGCGGCGCTGCTGTCGCTCGTCATCGCCGTCGTCGCGCCGCATCAGCTCGGCGTGACCGCCTACAAGCTCTCGCTGGTCAGCCTCGCCGCCGTGGCCGGCTACTGGATCGACCGCAGCCTGTTCTACTACGCGCGGCCGGACGATTTCTCGCTCACCGACGCGCAGGTGGCCGCCGCCTACATCCGCCGCGCCATCATCGTCGGCGCCTGCATCGTCGGAGTGAGCCTCGGTGCGTAGCTGGCTCGTCGCCCTCCTGATCGCCGTCCTGCCGGCGCCGACTTTTGCGCAGGAGCCGCCCCCTATTCCACGAGCGGCGCTCCAATACCGCGCCGACCTGATCCGCTCCGCACGCTTGGCATGGGGCCTCGATGCGCCGGTCGCCGTCATGGCCGCGCAGGTGCACCAGGAATCGCGCTGGCAGCCAGACGCCCGCAGTCTCTACGCCCACGGCCTCGCGCAATTCACGCCGGCCACGGCCGACTGGATCGCCGGGCAGGACGAGGCGCTGGCCGGCGCCGACACCGGTAATCCGGTCTGGGCGCTGCGCGCGTTGGCGCGCTACGACCGCTGGCTGCACGACCGCATACCGGACACCGGTAACGCCTGCAACCGCTGGTGGGCAACGCTGCGCGCCTATAACGGCGGCCTCGGCCACTGGCGCAACGAGGCACGCCTGGCCGCGCCCGAATCTGATCGGGGGGCGGTCGATGCCCGCTGCGGCCGGGCGACCCGTCACGTCTCGCATTGCCGCGAGAACCTCGCCTACCCGCGCCTGATCCTCACGCGCTGGCAGCCGCTCTACGCGAGCTGGGGGCCGGGAGTGACGTGTTTATGAATCCCTGGGTGATCCTCGCTTTTGTGGCGGCCTTCTCGGTCGGCGCCGTCGTCGGTGAATGGGATGGCGCAAAGCGCACCGACCAGCGCTGTAAGGCCGAGACCGCCGAATGGCTCGCTGCCGCTGTCCTCGTCGCGCGAGATCAAGAACTCGCTAATTTCCGCAACATGGAGGTTGCCTACCGTGCAAACCAACTCGAAACCGAAAAGCTGCGCGCCGCTGCGGCTCGTGCTGATCGTGCTGCTCGCGGGCTGCGCGACGACCTTGCCGCCATCCGCAGGAACCTTGCCGGAGATGCCGGCCCCGCCAGCGCTGCGGCGCTCGATGCCTGCCACGCCGTACTCGGAGACTGCGGAGAACGCTATCGAGACGTGGCGCAAGCAGCTGACGAACACGCCGCCGACGCCCGGCTCTGCATCGATGGATGGCCGCGATGAACGTACAGATTGAACTATGGGCGCTGCTCACCTTCCTGATCGGCCTGCTGCTGACTTTTCTCGGCAGTGTCTTCGGTTTCGCCAAGGTGCTGGGCGGGCAGATCAACAAGTGGCTCGACGAGAAATTCCGGGCACAGGAAGAGGCGCGCGAGGCCGGGGCCAGTGCGCTGCGCGAGCATATAGACCGGCATATCGCGCAGGGCGACCGCACCGCCGCCCAGGTCAGCAGCCTGGAGCGGGATTTTTTGAAATGGCAGGCCGATCTGCCAGTGCACTACGTGCGCCGCGAAGACTATGTGCGCGGTCAGACGGTGATCGAGGCCAAGCTCGACGCGCTCTACAACAAGCTGGAGGTGGTGCAGATGAAAGGGGTTGGACATGGTTGATATGGTCAAGGTGCGGCGCGAGGACATCCGCTGGCAGATTCTGCTCACGCTCAACAATGCGCGCCCCATCGGCGCTTATGAGGAGCTGGTGCAGTCGGTGATCCGCAGCACCTACCCGGATGCCACGCCGCTGGAGTTGCGCAAGGAACTCGACTACCTGGCCGACCGCAAGCTGGTCGATCTGCGCAAGGAACCTTCCGGCCGCTGGCTCGCCGATCTGACGCGCTACGGTGTGGATGTCGCCGAATACACGGTCGATTGCGATCCGGGCATTGCCCGGCCCACGAAGTATTGGGGTTGACGTGGCGCGCCGCTCCAAGATCGAGGCCTTGCCGAAGGCCGTCAAGGAATGGCTGGATGCCGCCCTGGTGGATGGCAATTTCAGCGGCTACGAGCAGCTCGAAGCGGAGCTGAAAACGCGCGGTTTTGCCATCGGCAAGAGCAGCATCCACCGCTATGGCAGCCAGTTCGAACAGAAGCTGTCCATGCTGAAGCTCGCCAGCGAGCAGGCCCGCGCCATCGTTACCGCCGCGCCGGACGATGAAGGCGCGGTCAACGAGGCGCTGATGCGTCTGGTGCAGGAGCATTTATTCAAGTTGCTGACGGCCGATGAAGAGGGTGGATTTGATCTGCCCAAGGTGGCCCGTGCCGTGGCTGACCTCGGCCGTGCCACGGTGACGCAGAAGAAGTGGCAGACGGAAGTGCGCGCACGGGCCGCCGCCGCCGCCGAGGTCGCCGAACGCATTGCGAAGAAAGGCGGCCTGTCGGCGGCTTCGGTCGCCGAGATCAGGAAGAGCATTCTCGGGGTCGCAACGTGAGCAATCCGCTCGACGCAATTCTCAGTCACGAGATTGAAGTCGGCGTTGCGCCGCCGCCGGCACTGCTCGACTACCAGCAGCGTTGGATCGCCGACGCCTCACCGCTCAAGATCGGCGAGAAGTCGCGCCGCATCGGCCTTACCTGGGCAGAGGCGGCGGACGATGCGCTGATCGCCGCCGGCGACGGCGGCTCCAACGTCTTCTACATCAGCGCCACGCAGGACATGGCGCTCGAATACATCGAAGCTTGCGCGCTGTGGGCGCGCGCCTTCGACCTCGCCGCCGGCGAGATCGAGGAGGGGCTCTTTCACGACGATGGCGACAAGGCCATCAAGACCTACCGCATCGACTTTCCGAAGTCCGGCCGGCGCATCGTGGCGCTTTCCAGCCGGCCGGCGAACCTGCGCGGCAAGCAGGGCGTGGTGGTGATCGACGAGGCCGCCTTCGCGCCCGATCTGGCCGGCCTGCTCAAGGCCGCGATGGCCATGCTGATGTGGGGCGACAAGGTGCGCATCATCAGCACCCACAACGGCGACGACAACCCATTCAATGAGCTCATCCAGGAGGTGCGCGCCGGCAAGCGCGGCGGCACCGTGCATCGCTTCACCTTCGCCGAGGCGGTGGCCGATGGCTTGTTCCGCCGCGTCTGTCTGCGCAAGGGTGTGCCCTGGACGCAGGAATCCGAAGAGGCCTGGGTGGCTGATGTGCGCAGCTTCTACGGCGACGATGCCGACGAGGAGCTGGACGCGATTCCGGCGCGCGGCGGCGGCACCTACCTGCCGCTGGCGCTGATCGAGGCGCGCATGGTGGCACCGGGGGCGGAGGATGTGGCGCTGGTGCGGCAGCGCTGGACGGCTGAATTCGGCCTGCTGCCGGAGCCGGTGCGCGCCGCCGAGATCGCCGCCTGGTGCGAGGAGCACCTGGCCGCGCCGCTGGCGCGTCTTGACCCGCGCCGCAAGCACGCTCTCGGCGAGGATTTTGCGCGCATCGGCGACCTGACCGTGTTGACCGTGCTGGAGGATGGTGCTGACGCGGTCGCGCGTTGCCGTCTGGTGGTCGAGATCGGCAATCTGCCGTTCAGTCAGCAAAAGCAGATCGTCGCCTTCATCGGCGACCGCCTGCCGCGCTTCTGTTCCGGCAGTTTCGATGCCGGCGGCAACGGCGCCGAGATCGCCGAATGGGCGGCCGACCGCTGGGGGCATCAGCGTATCGAGCAGGTCAAACTCTCCGACGCCTGGTATCTGGAACAGATGCCGCGCTTCAAGGCTGCGCTGGAAGACGCCACGCTCGACGGCCTGCCGCGCGACAGCCAGTGCCGCGACGACCTGCGCGCGATCCGCAAGATCGACGGCGTGCCCAAACTGCCGCGCACCAAGACGCAAACCGCCGACGGCAAGCGGCTCCAGCGCCACGGCGATTTCGCCATCTCGCTGTTTCTTGCGCATCGCGCAATCAAGCGCGAAACCGCCCCCATCGAGTTCATGAGCCTGCCGGCGCAGGAGTTCGGCCTCGACTTCGGAGGATATTGACGTGACCGCACCACCCAAGGAAATCCGCAACGAAATCGCCACCACCCTCGACGGCCGCGACATCACGCGCCCTTGGGTGGATCGGCTCAATGTAAACCCGCCCGACGACAGCGTACTGCTGGAGCGCGGCGGCGGCGACTACACGCTGTACCGCGAGGTGCTGCGCGACGACCACGTCATGGCCGCGTTGCAGCAACGCCGCCGCGCGGTGATTGCCCGGCCGTGGGAGGTGCGTCCCGGCGGCAAGCGCGCCATCGACAAGGCGGCCGCCGACTTCCTGCGCGCCAACATCGAGACGCTCGGCTGGGACACGATCTGCGACAAGATGCTGATGGGGGTGTTCTACGGCTTCGCCGTCGGCGAATGCCTGTGGGCGCCCGATGGCCGTTACTGGCGGCTGGACGCGATCCGCGTGCGCGACCGCCGCCGCTTCGGCTTTGACGGCGAGAACCGCCTGCGCCTCAAGACCCTGCAGCAGCCGCTGGGCGAGCTGCTGCCGGAGAAGAAGTTCTGGACCTTCGCCGCCGGCGCCGACCACGACGACGCACCCTATGGCCTCGGCCTCGCCCACTGGCTCTATTGGCCGGTGTGGTTCAAGCGCAACGGCCACCGCTTCTGGGCCACCTACCTGGAACGCTTCGGCACGCCCGCCGCCGTGGGTAAATACCCGGCAGCGACACCGCTGGCCGACCAGACCAAGTTACTGGAAGCCCTGCGCGCGCTGCGCCGCGATGCGGCGATCACCGTGCCCGAAGGCATGGTGATCGAGCTGCTCGAAGCCACCCGCAGCGGCACCGCCGATTACGCCGCCTTTGTCGCGCAGATGAACGCGGCGATCCTCGTCGCCGCCATCGGCCAGACGGCCAGCACGCAGGGCACGCCCGGCAAGCTGGGCAACGACGACACGCAAAACGACGTGCGCCTCGACATCGTCAAGGCCGATGCCGATCTGCTCTCGGCCAGCTTCAACGCCACGGTGGCGCGCTGGCTGACCGAGTGGAACTTCCCCGGCGCGGCCGCGCCCGGCATCTGGCGCATCATCGAGGAACCGGAAGACCTCAAGGCCCGCGCCGAGCGCGACGCCTCGATCTACGCGATGGGCTACAAGCCGACGGCGCGTTATATCGAGGAGACCTACGGTGGCGAGTGGGAAGCGGTCACACCGAAGCCGCCGGAGCCCCCTGAACCGAAAGTCGGGGACACGGCGGCGGCGTTCGCCGCGCCGGCCGACGCCGACCCGGTCGACGCGCAAGTCGCGCGCCTCGCGCCCGCCGCCGACGCCGAGATCGCGCGCATGGTCGATACCATCCAGTCCATGCTCGACGCGGCGGACAGCCTCGAAGAATTCCGCGCCATGCTCGAAGCCGCCTGGCCGCGCCTGAATTCCAGCGGCCTCGCCGACCAGCTCGCCGAGGCCATGCTCGCCGCCGAGCTGGCAGGCCGCGCCGAGGTGGCCGATGGCGATTGAGGGTTCGCCGCTCAAGAACGTCTTCGGTCTGCCCTTCAAAGAGCAGATCGAGCACTTCCAGCGCAAGCTGCACCTACCGACGGCGAAGTGGAACGACATCGAGCAAAGCGCCCACGACCGTGGCTTCGTCGTCGCGGGCGCGCAAAAGGCCGACCTGCTCGCCGATCTGCACGCGAGCATTGCCAAGCACATGGCCGGCGGCGGCGGGCTGGCCGGCTACCGCAAGGACTTCCGCAAGATCGTCGAGCAGCACGGCTGGCATGGCTGGACGGGCGAGGGCACCAAGGGCGGCGAGGCGTGGCGCACCAAGGTCACCTACATGACCAACCTGCGCGTGAGCCACGCCGCCGGGCGTTACCGGCAGCTCGTCGAATCCGGCATCAAGTGGCTGATGTGGAAGCATAGCGGCCTGGCGAAAGAACCGCGCGCCCAGCATCTGGCCTGGGACGGCCTGGTGCTGCCCGCCGATCATCCGTTCTGGAAGCGGCACTTCCCGCCGCAGATTCCGCCGCACTGGGGCTGCCGCTGCCGCGTCGTCGGCGTGACAAACCCCGCGCTGGCCAGGATCCTCGGCGGCGATCCCGACAAGCCGCTGCCCAAGGGCTGGGACAAGGTGGATGCCAAATACAAGACGCAAGGGCCGGACTGGAACTACGCGCCGGGGGCGAACGCGCTGATGCCGCTGGCCGAGATGGTCGAGAACAAGCTGTTCAACCTGCCGGCGCCCATCGGCGCGGCGATGTGGGAAGCGCTGGCGCCGGCCATCGCGATGGAGCGGCGGCTGGCGTGGACGTCGATGGTTAGCGCGACGGCGGCGAGCATGCAGGCCGGCAACCAGGCCGCGCTGGCCCACGTGGCCGCGCCGGCCACGGTGGCCGATCTGGCCGCGCGCGGCGTGCCGCTGGTCACCGCCGACATCTGGTTGCGCGACGCCGAGTTGCTCCACGCCCTGCGCGAAGCCAAGGCCGGGCGCGGTGCCGGGCTGTCCGAGGCGACATGGCGCGAACTGCCCGCGTTACTGGAAAAGGCGACGCCCTACCTCGATACGGTCGACGCCGGCATCGTCTACGTCTTCGATGCGCCGGAAGGCTTGGGCAAGGTGGCGGTGCGGGTGAATTACGCCAGCAAGGTGCGGGCCGGCGGGAAGCGCGACCGGATGACCTCGAACTTCATCAGGACGGGCGGGCTGGTGGAAGAGTTCAACATCACAGCAGGCGGACGCTATGAACTGCTCAAGAAGTAAGGCGGTGCCGGATTCGAACCGGATCATAGATGCAGCGGGCTGCCTCTAACCATTCCCATTGGAAACAACCGCCTCAATCTCAGTATAGTCGCATCGACGTAACAGGAGAATAGCCATGTGCCAGAACATTGACGACTTCAATCGCGCCTGTGCGTTGATCTTCGCGCGGCTCTACCGGGAATTCCCGCGTCCCGTCATGCTGGATGTCGCCGCCCTCGACGACGGGGACGACCTGATGGAGGAGGAGCGCGCCGCCCGAATGGCCGACCGTCTTGGGGTCGCCGCCGCCGCCATGCAATTTCTCGCCGACGAGGGGTATCTGGTCTTCAGGGATTCGCGCGTCTACGATTCCGAGGCGCGATTTTCCGGGGCGCGGCTCACCAGCAAGGGGCTGATGGCGCTCAACCGCGTGCCGGCGTCGATCCGTCCGCCGGGAAAGACGGCCGGCGACACGCTTGTCGATCTGGCCAGGGGCATCGCCGTCGAGGGCGCGCGCGAGGCCGCCAAGACAGCCATTCGGACGATCCTCGGCGGCTGACATGATCTCCATCGACATCGACGACCGCGCAGTCATCGCCGCCCTGACGCGCCTGCGCGACCGGGTGGGCGAGGCCGGCCTGCGCCCGGCGCTGGCGCGGATCGGCGAACACCTGAGGCTGGCGGCCCAAGTTGGCGACCTTGGTTGCCTCATCATGCCTTGCGGCATGGGCAAGTCAGCCTGACAACGCACGCCAGTCGCGTACCAAGTACAGGGAAACCGGATTGGAGATGCAAGCATGAAACGAGACTGGGATCTGATTCGCACCATCCTCGGCCGGCTGGAAGCCATGCCGGATGCCGAGGCGCGCCTGTTCGCCGGGCAGTTCCCGGAATGGCCGGAGGCGGCCGTCAATTACCACCTGTGGCTGTTGATCCAGTCCGGGCTGATCGCCGGCAAGTGCAATCACGACATGCCGGGGCCGGGCTTCGCCTGCTATGGCGTGGCGATGACCTGGGCAGGGCAGGAGTTCTTCGCCGCCGTGCGCGCCGACACGGCCTGGAACCGCATCAAGGCCCGCCTCGCCGACAAGTCGGTCGACCTGTCCTTCGAGGCCATTGTCGTCGCGGCGCGTGCCGTGCTGTCATGATCTCCATCGACATCGACGACCGCGAAATTATCACCGCCCTGACGCGCCTGCGCGACCGGGTGGGCGAGGCTGGCATGAAGCCGGCGCTGGCGCTGATCGGCGAACACCTGGCCGAAACAACCAGGCAGCGCTTCGCCAGCTCGACCGCGCCGGACGGCTCGCGCTGGCCGCGCAATGCCGAATCGACGCTGGCGCGCTATCTCAAAGGGGGCAAGGGCGGCAGTAAGCGCCCATTGGTGGATAGCGGCGAGCTGGAGGAGACTGGTATCCACTGGCAGTTCATCCCTGGCGGCGTGGCGGTGGGCACCAACCGCCTTGCCAACCTGTTCACCGGCGGCGCGGCGGTGCATCAGTTCGGCAGCCGGGACGGCAATATCCCGGCCCGGCCCTTCCTCGGCATGTCGAACGACGACCGCCGGGGGATTCTGGACATCATCGAGGCGCATCTGGCCGGCGAGTAAGTTGTGTGGTATGCAAGTCTGTTGCACAACTCATCCCGCCACCGCCCGCTATATCCCGCCCCTTCCCGTAAATATCGCGCTTTCTCCCCTTGAAATATCTAGCCCCTGATCAGACGGCACAACCGGATCGCCGCCAGCATGGGGACGGCGCCCTAGGCTTCCGCCGTGCAAAGATGTTCGATCACCTGCCGCGCATTGCCGAGCGCTTCCTCCAGTACAGCCTCGATACGATCGAAATGAATCGCGGCGGCCGAGTCGCCGCGTCCGGCGGCCCAGTTGGCGACCGCACAAATCGCCGCATAGGGCGTCTCCAGTTCGCGTGCCAGCGAGGCTTCCGGCATGCCGGTCATGCCCACGATATCGGCGCCATCGCGCTCCAGCCGGTTGATTTCGGCGGCGCTTTCGAGGCGGGGCCCCTGCGTCGCGGCATACACCGCCGCGCCTGACATCGACATTCCTGCCGCCTCGCCGGCGCACAACAGGCGTTCGCGCAGGCTGCGGTCATAGGGCTCGGTGAAGTCGACATGCACCACCGGCGCCTCGCCGCCATCGAAGTAGGTGGCCGGCCGGCCCCAGGTGTAGTCGATGATCTGATGCGGCACGACCAGCGATCCCGGCCCGAGGTCGGCGCGAATCCCGCCTACCGAGGCGACGGAAACGATACCCTCCGCACCCGCCGCCTTTACCAGCGCCCAGATATTCGCGCGGTAATTGACGCGATGCGGCGGAATGGTGTGGCCATGACCATGGCGCGCCAGAAAAACGACCTGCTGTTGCCCGATGCGGCCGAACAGCAGCGTCCCCGACGGCTCGCCGTAGGGCGTGCGCACCACCTCCCGCCGCGAAATTTCCAGACAGGCC